AAACGACATCAAAACCGCCTATATTTATGTAATAACTAAAACCTACACCCGTTGTAACAGGTTGTGCGCTAAAATCTATTATAATTTTTTTTGCCATTATCCTAAACCTAATTGTCCGCCTAAACGTCTATTTGCGTTTAACGTATTACTTAAAACTCCTATTAATCGTTGCCCTGATATTTCAAAAACAACTGTTCCGCCACCGTCACCACGTGAAGTAAATCCGCTACTTGAAAAACTTTGATTGTTTGCCCCTGAACCGCTTCCGCTTGATACACCACCGCCACCACCTATAGAGCTTCCTATAGATTTTGATTTGCTACTAAAGAATGAACCCAAAGCAACTAAAGCGACACCCGCACCAATCGCTACGGCAGGGTTAAGAGATTTTAAAGCCGTTTTAATAGCTAATAAACCAACTCCGACCTGAATAGCCATTTTACCCATTTGTACTAATAAACTACCTAAAGAATCTAATAATGATGCGCCAATAGCTTGTAATACATCGCCACCGTTTGCCAAAGCATCTCCTATAGCAGTTCCTAAACCTGAAAAGGCATCTGTTATTGAAGTAGAAATAATGTTGCTTATATTTGCACTAAATTCTTTAAAAGTATCTTCTATTTCTTTTAATTTAGCTCTTGCCTTTGCACCCGCTTCATCAGGCACTAAATTCATTTGAAGCAAAGGAGAGTTATATTTAAATTGTAATTCAGAAAGAAAAGTGTCTATTTCTTTTACTACAGTTTCGTCTTTTTTGAACTTGAATTTTATTTCTTCTTCTTTTACCTTTTTACTTTTTAACGTTTTAGGCGTTTCTTTTTCTAATTCAATAGATGCTTTTGTGCTTTCTTGTACGGCTGTAGTATATTTATTTTGCCAAGCAGTATTTTGTATTAATTGTAATCTTATATCTTTTATAGCATTAGAAGAAGTAACAGCACCCGCTACATCAAAAATACTAGCTCGTTTTTTAAATGGGTCTAATAATTGAAAAGCATCACCACCCTTTAAAACTTCTTCTCTATATTTTCTAGCTTCAACAGCAGTTAATTTATAATTCTTAATAAGTGAAGTAATTTCATTATTAAGTTTATTATTTAACTTTAATTCTTCATTTGCTAGCTCGCCTAATTTTGAACTAAAAGCACTAGCTTTAGCTCGTTCAATTATAGCAGTTGTTAATTCCTTAACTGTACCTGTAAGATTTCCATTTAATATATTTTCAGTACTTAAATTAGCAAAATACGCAGGAAATTCTTTTTGTAGATTTTGAACAGCTATTAATCTTTTTTCTCTGCTTAATGTATCATTCTGCGCGACGGCAACTAAGGCTTTCATATTTGCTATTTCAGCACCCGAATTTTTAGCAGCTTCTTCTGTCGCTTGTTGCATACTTCTAGTAAGACCGTCAAAATTACCTGTTATCTTATCTATAACATCGCCAACACTTAAGCCTGATTGTGCAAGTAACGTCAATCCTGTAGTAAGTAAAGAAACCCCTAATAAAATACCACCTGTTCCAGCTATTGATGATGCTAAAGCTTTTAATGCACCACCAGTTGACCCTGTAGCTTGTTTTAAGTATCCAAAACTTTCAACGGTTGCAGTAATGTTGTTTCCTATACCTATAATTCCAAAAGGCGCATCTTGTGCGATACGTGAAAACTGCATTAATGCGTTACCACCGTTAGCAACTTTCGGAGCCATTGCGCCAAAACTTGCACCCGTATCTTTTACAGTAGATTTAAGAGTGTTTAAATTGTTTTTGGCATCTTTTATTTGGGCATTTATTTCAGTAGTATCTAAGCCTAATTTAAGTCTGTCAAGTTTAACCTTAGACAATTCCTTAATATCAAACTCAACTTCTTGTATTTTCTTTTGAAAATCGGCAATGTCCGCCCCTATTTGTACTTCTAATTTTCCGCCTGCCATTTTAAATTAGGTATTAGTTTGTATCTTTTCCTGATACTTAATATATTCTTTTATAAACCGTTGTCTATGTTCGTCTGTTATACCATTAGAATGTCTTTTATCGTCATTTAAAGGTAAAAACAACTCTTTACGTTTAGCCATCTTTTTAGGGTCTTGATGCGGTGCTACATACGTTATCCACATTAACTCCCTTTGCATTTTCCACTTATATAAATCCTGTCTTTTATAAGCAAAAAGTCGAATTTGAAACTCCGCCCACGTCATTTCGTAAACCGCTTCCAAACTCGACAATCCTAATTCACCAATGGCAAATGAAATTACATCTTCCGCCCAGTTTATTTTTTCGTTACTTTTTTTTTATCACTTTCGTCTTTAGGCACATCTTTAACTAACGATTGTCTAAACGCTGTAAAAAAGTCAATAATTACAGTATCGTCCATTCCTATTTCGTCAATCCAATCAGCTACATCGAAAGCATCAAAAGGCGCATTTTCATTTTTACGAACGTAACCCCAAGCTAACGAATAATACATAATTAACGGCATCCATTTAAAAGGATTGTTAACTAATTTCTCGTCAATCTCATTTATCCCGATGTTTTCCTTTTCAAGTAAATTACCTAAAAAACCTAAACCAAAATAAAATGTACGCTCCTCGTTTCCAAAATTCAGTTTAATTTGTTTCATTAGTCGTTAGGGTCAGTTAATACTATCGCACCGTCACCGTCTAAAGTAGCCGAAAAAGTTGTAACCTCATCACCGCTTCCAAAGTCTGCTGATAAGTCAGTAATGTAAGCCTCACCGTAATACTTAACAGACGTAGCATCGTCAACGTTTGTGTCTAATTTCCAAGTTACCAAAGTTTTTGCTTGTTGCAATAAAAACAATGCATCGTGTGAAGCCTTTGCAGTATCACCGCCTACAGTAGTTGTATCGATGTATTCGCCCTCTGCATCGATTGAATAATTAAATTGTCCTGCCGTTTTCTTAACAACGCCCGGAAAACATTTAGTGGTACTTTCGATTACTGAAAGCGTTGTATTTAAACTGTTTGAAGTCAAACAAGCGATAGGCTTGTATGCTGAAGTATCCCAAATGTATAAAATACCTTTTTCACCTCTTATACTCATAATTTCTATTTATTTATAAATTAATAATTTCTTTCAAAGATAACAATTTTATTTATAATCATTCTAAATAATTAAAAATATTTATTCAAGAGTTAAAATAACCCTGATAAAACTTCTAAATACTGATTGTGTTGATGTTGTAGTGTTTATGTTAGAAGGGAATTCATAACGTCTATTTTTAACAGTAAATCCTTCTACTTCAATATTTTCGATTAAAGCCATTATAGTGTCTTCCATTTGGTCGTTAGCTAATCTACTCCCAACATTTCCTGCACCATTATAAATGCAAACTAAATCTAACAAAGTATATGAAATCCATTGATAACTACATTTAGTGTTTTTGTCAATTTCTTTGTCTTGAGTTGATATAAGTACATATTGATTTGGATTTGAATCACCTGTAACTTGTGTATCAAAACAAGGATAATCATTTTTTATTGCTTCAAATAAAGCTCTTCTAACGTATTTATTTGGATTTACCATATTTGCCTAATACTTTTTTCAATTTTTCTACATACTCAATCCTGCCACGCAATAATGCTGGATATAAAAACGGTCTTGCTCTTAGATTTACTTGTTTTATTCCTTTGCCTTTAAACTTTATAGCTTGTTCTTTCAACTCGTTAGGTACTTCAACTAAACCACCTGTACCAAACTCAACAAAAGGGGCGTAAGGTGCTAAAACTCCACCAGCTTCAATAGACCAATTTAAATCATTATCTTTTACTGCTTGTATAGATTGCGCTAATTTCCCCGTGTCAGTTGTGCTGTTTGCATTAGATTTAGCGTACTTCTCAATATTACGTGCCGTTAATTCAGTAACTCCTGCAATATCCTTTTCAGCTTCTTTACCGTATTTACGCAAATTTGATAAAACACTATTTAAACCTTTTATCTCCATTATTCTCTTTGAGTGGCTAATATTTCAACGTCAATATTATCTAAATCAACATTTAACAAACTATCAATATTGTAAATTAAACCATTATATTTTATGAAATTATCTTTAATAGAAATTTCTAAATTATATCTATTTCTGACAATAAAAACAGTATTTACTAAATTATCATTTTGTCCGTTTTCGTTTAACCTACTTGACTTTCTTGTTTCAACATACGCCCACATCGTGAAATCTAACGCAGTAGTTACTGTGTTCCCACTATAGTCATCAGGAACTCTTGTCGTTTTCCAAACTTCTATTTGCTTTGTGTACTTACGTGCTAACATTATATAAATCGTCTGTTTACGTCAATAGCTTGTATAACTGACAAAGGTATCAACGTTGTATTGGTTTGTTTTTCTCCTTCATAAAACCAAACTTTAATAATTTGCAATGCTGCATCTATCAACTCGCTTGGTATATCGTCAACACTTGTATAACCGATTGTTAAAGTAACCATATCGTTAACCGTTGGCACAATAGCGTAAAGTTGTCTATAAACTATATCTAAATCAGTTTCCGAGTTGTCAATAGGGTAATCATACACTTTAACCTGCTGAACTAAAGCGCAATCTTTATAGTAAACTTTATCACGTGTTTTAAATATGTGATTTGTTCGTTTTTCAATAAACGACAAAGCCGAGTTAATCATTTGCGTGATTTCATCGTCTGTAACGGTTTGTCCGTCATCTATTCGCAAATATAACTTTGCTTGTTCTAAACTAATAACATCGGTGTAATTTGTCATTTTTCTTTTGGTGCTTTTGGCTCTTTTACTTTCAATTCAATTAAACCCTCTTTAGCCTTTTCTTTAGCTTCAGTTTCAGTTAATTCGATTTCATCGCCTACTTTATAACATGTTTGATTTGATAGCTTATAAAAGCTTTTAATTACTTTGTATTTCATTAGTAACAATATTTTTCGTTAATATTATACGGTACATTTTGCGGAAATTCAAAATCCATTAATTGACCGTCACAATCGTTTTTTACTTTCAAAATAACTCTACCATCAGGCAAATAAGTTTTTTGTTTTATAGTTCCGCAGTTACAATCTAATTGTTCACCTGCATCGATTTCATCTGTGTTACAACCTACTAAGGTTAAAATAGCAATAAATAATAGTTTTTTCATAATTTTAGTTTATAAAGTCAAAGATATAAAAATTATTTAGATTAATTACAAATAAGCATAAAAAAACCCGCTATAATTAAATAACGGGTTTTATAATTAACTTAAAAATACTAAGTTGTAGCAGTAAAGTCACCGTAAACCAATGCCAAAGGCTGTTCAACGGCTAAAGCAACTTGTGCCTCAATACGTGCAGTAATGTTGTTGTTTACAAAGTTTGAACCTTCTGTTTCAGAAAACTCTAAAGATAAACCTTCAGTAGTTACTTTGTTAACTCTTGTCCAATCACCTACATAGTATTTGTTAGCAGCTAACCAAGTAGCTTTAAATACTTGAACACCTGCAACTCTTAAAACTCCACCCTCATAAGTAACGGCAGACTCTAAATCCATTTTCGCAGTTTTCAAAATATCTAAGTAATCAGTAGGTCTAATTACAATACCATTAACCATATAGTTAGCATCTTCTAATTTGCCAATCTCGTTGATAAGCATTTCAGATTTAGAGCTACCTGTGATAATTTCTGTTGAAGCGGTTGCATCAGCAGCTAATACAGTATTGAAAGCACTATTTTCAGCTTTGAAATAATCTCTTCTTAACAAATCAGGAATAGCTGAGGTGATATAAGATAAGTTGTTACGCATTTTTTTAGAGTAACGAGCGAAACCTGCAATAAAGTTTGTAGGTACGTCAACCGCAGTAAAGTCGTAATCTCTTTGAGATTTTGCACTACCTTCAGTTTGAGCAGAAATAGAACCTTCTCCAGCACCTTCAACAGTATAGGTATAAGTACCACCGTTAATATTAATGTTTCCTGTTAAGTCAGAAACGTTAACCATTTGAGCGGGAAATTTAACAATATCAAAATTGTAATCTCTTGGCTCTTCACCTGTAAGGTTTGCAGTAGTCATATTTCCAACTGCCTTCAATCTTACTTTGTTGTTTTCTCCAACTCCTGCAATTTTTTCAGCATTTTCTTTAATCAAACCTTTGATAGCATCTACATTAGCGGTTGCCTCTGTTTTCGCTTTCTCTTGTAATTTCATATCCAAGCTATCAGCGTGAGATTGTAATTTAGCTAAGTCAGCGTTGAATTTACCCTCTAACTCCTCACGAACCGATTTGATTTCAGCCTCAAAAGTTGATTTTAAAGAGTTTGTTAATTTTGTTTCAAAAGCATCGATTGCGCTTTTTACTTCTGTAGCGGTTTTAGTTTCTAATCCGCTTTTAATGTTTGCCAATTCGGCTAATAATTTTTCGTCCATTTTTATTTAATGTTTAACGAGTTTGTAAATGATTTTAACGTGTCTATAATCGGCTCTAAATTCGGAGTGTCATTCAACGGCTCGTTATCGAGTGATTTTAATAAGTTTTCGATTTGTCTTAGTCTTTCATCTGAATAATCTAAATCGTATGATTTTTGTATCAATTCCATTAAACCATAATGAGATTTAATAGATTTAATATCCTGAACTGTGCTTAATTGATTTGCGCCCCAAGAAGATAAAAAAGAATATTCCATCAACTTGTATTCTTTAATAATGCTTTTGTCTTTTTGGTCACGTTGCATAACTCTATATCCTATGCTCAATTCAGCATTTAACCCGCTTTCGTGCATTAACTTAATATCGGTAAACATATCTTTACCTAAATCTTTATTAAGGTTAAATTGAGAAGTAGTCAACAATCCATAAGTATCTTTAGTATCAATAACCAAAGGCACACCTATCATCATTGTAGGGTTGTGGTCTTTTAATACTCTAATACGTTTAAAGTTTTCGTTTACGGTCTTATCAAAAGAACCATAAGCCGATACATCGCCATCGCTATCTTTAAAGTTGTAAACGTTAGCGTATGCAGTAACAACGCCTTTTTTCTCATCTAAATCTTTTAAGTCGTATGATAATTGTTTAAAATCCATAATGCAAATATATATAAATTATTTATAATCATTCTAAATAAGAATGTTTTTTTTTCTTATTGGCAAACCGTCGGCATCTTCTTTGATTGTAAATACTATTTTACAACGGCAATTAATTATATTTCCCGCTGCGCCATTTGGGTCACCTGGATATTCTAATTCCTCACCACCGACAAAAAAAGGTTGCAAAGCATCTACTTTCACACCGTTCATATCTAAATGATCAAAAGGTGATTTAGGCGGTCTACGTGTTCTATTGTCTTGTGCGCTTATCCAAGTTTTTTCCAATTCGTATTCGCTATCCTGAGCAGCTAATAAAGTAGCTAAATTAGTAGCGGTTGTTGTTTCAGTTCGTGCAATTCTCAAAGCCTGTGCCTTAAACCACCCGAATTTATTTTGCAGGTTTCGTGTAATATCGGCAACTGATAAATTATTTTCGTAACCGTCAGCAATTACTTTTATAATGCTTTCTATTAACGTTTGATGTACTGATACAATTCGTATACCTGCGTTTGTTTGTAACCATTGAGATATAATTATATCAAAATTAATTTCATTCTTTAATTGCTTGGCAGTACGTTTATATTGCGCACCTATTAAAAGAGTATAAATCTCTTTGTACATCTCTTTAATTTGACTTTCGGTAACGTTTCCTGCAATTAGTTCAGGATAGGTAAGACGTGCCATATTGCCAAATTTAATGTTATTGACAATAGCCAAAACATTACGCCTAACAACTCTATAGGCTTGTATTTCTTGTCTTATCCTAAGCTTGTCCATTTAAATCGTTTAGCGTTGGGTCGTTTAGATTAACTAAGTTGTTAGGTATGTAAACGTCGTTCATCATTTCATTATCATATATTTCCTCATAGTTGAACACTTCACGTCTTTCGTTTAATGTTAAAGGAACGCTATTCACCCATTTTGACATAGTTTCCATATCGGTCTGCATTTCGGGCATTTGTGTAATATCAAATTCTAACTCCGAATTTTCATAACCTTTAAACTTTCGTATAAATTCAGGGTTTAAATAAGCAGCTAACAAATCCAAGTCGGGTTTAATATTGTCAATCATTACCCTTTTACGGGCTTCGATAAGCGTATCAGTAAAACCGCCACCGCCTGTAGTACTTCTATCTTCATTCAATAAGTTAACGTCCCAATTCAAACAGTTTGCTAAAGTTCTTCTGTCATTACTTAAGAAGTCAAAAGGCTTTAATTCGTCTGTATTTAATGATATTTTAGTAAATCCAAGTTTAGCACTTGCACCCGCTATATTAGATAGTTTAGACGTAGAGTCATCCATTTCGACCATTCTATTCTTTAACGATTGCGCTTGTTCAGCAGTTAAAGGACTTTGACCATCACCAGCGTGAATAAAGCCAAATACACCACCATTTTGAGAAGTCTTAACGTTTGTATCAATAAAACTATTAGAACTATTAATATTTCGTATTGCTGACATTAATTCACTATAACCGTATAATTGTGTGCCGTTGTAGTCAAAGAATGGGTTAGTACGTTTAATGTGAATGATACTATCGGCTTCAAACTTAATAAATTGATTGCCTTGTTCCATTACATAATAATCTACAGGGTTTTCAGTTCCTATCATTGCTGCATTAGGTTTTAATACTATTCTAACCCAGTTTGACGGTAAAATATGTAATTGTAAAGGAACGCTTTTGTTTATTCCTTCTTGTGGTGACATCTTATATAAATATATATTGCCACAAACTTTCAAATATAGCTTATATAAAAATATTAAATCGTTCCAAGTCTGTAAAGTATTAGGACGTTCCAAAGGCATCGGTAGATACTCATCGTGGTAAGTTTCCTCTTTTATCTTTGCAAGTTGTCTTTTTTGTTGTATAGTCAACTCAATAGGATAAGACTTTACTAAATTGAGTTTCTTTTCATCTTTTATCTTTTTAACATAAAAAGGCACTACAGTAGACTTTGATGCCATTTGATTAACCATAGCGTTAACGTCAGGATTTTCACCATAACCACGAACTAATAAAGTTGTTAAGTCTGTGTTATATGTGTTTGTTTGACCGCCTAACAATCTAAACACCGCTTCATACAATTTATTTTGTGTATATTTTTGCGGGTTTGTAAGTGCATCCCAAGCTATTGATAGTCTATTTTTTGCCATTATATTATATTTTGTTTCAAAGATATAAAATTATTTATAATAATTCTAAATAACGTATTAAAATGTGAAAAATGCTTGTCTTAGTTCAAAATAGAAACGCATAGCCAAAGCATCGGAGTAATCGGGTGAATGTCCTATCAACTCTTTTACTTTCTCTTTTGGCAATATCTTAAGCTTTCCGTCTTGGTCTATTTTATCCCTTTTTACTTGTTCTAACTCTTTGCTTATTACGTCTTGAATATCGGCATGGCTACAATTAACGTATATTTTGTTTTGTTGTATCGCTTCCGCTAATTTATAATAACATTGTGTTTTAAGGTTTTGATACTCTACTATTGTGTTATCTTCTTTTAGTGCTTTTGAGTTGTTTACAAATCCTTTGCATTTTACAATATCAACAACACCACCGCCCACACCGTCCTCATCGGCAATAACATTGCTTAACGGTACTTTATGTTTATTCATTAACGATTTAATCGCTTGTGCCGTTTCTGTTACGCTTGATTTATCTAAAGAGAATATCTCTACAACTCTAAACCCTGACCAAACAAGTATAACCATTTTATCACTACCATAACGTGCAATATCGGCACTAATATACATATCGCCAATATCAACAAATTCGTTTGTGAATATATTTTGTATTTTATCGTAATCGATTAACCTTGCAGGATCGTTGTCGTATTCCCAATTACCATAGTATAAACGTTGTTTACTATTTTCATCTAACGCCAATAAACTGTCAAGATATGACGGCGGTAAATTTGGGTTATCTGTAGGTAAAGATTGTATAAACTTTCTGTTTTCAATCATTGTACCGTTAGCAGTAGGTAAATAGAATTTAGAGTAAGTCCAATTCTTTGCAGGGTTGCAAGTTCCTAATATTTTCGGGATAAGATTATAATCGTTTAATTTGTATCGAATACGTGACGTTACAATTTGCCACGCTTTAAATGATATTTGGTTGCACTCGTCAATAAATGCGCCTGTAATTTCTAACGAACCTAAACTATCAAAGTTTGGGTCAGCGGGATAAGAATATAAATCTTTTAAAAGTATTTCGCTTCCGTTATTCCAAGTTATAACACCTGTTTGACTGTTATAATTATAGTCTTTTGAAAGTTTAAGTTTAGAGCTTAATTCAAAGAAAGTATTTAAGGTTGTTTCTTTTAATGTCTTTAATTTTGAACGACCTATTAACCAACGTGTAGCGGGATAAGTTTGGCATTGCTCAATTATCCAAAGAACACCCAAAGCGGATTTACCACCACCCGCAGCACCCCCGTAAAGTATTTCCTTTGTAACGTTATCTTTTAGATAATAGACAGCGTGTTCTTGTTTTAGTAAAAGTTTAAGATATGACATATTGGGTATTGTTTACATTTTGACCGCTTAATTTTGCGTTTAATGTAGAAAACTTTATGTTTATTAACTTAGACAATTCAGAAACAGAGTTGTAATAAACCCCCGTATTTAAATCTAAAACAATCTTAGAGTTTTTATTATTTTTACTTAATTTTAATAAAGTTTCTTTACTTGTTTTGTTTCTTTTTTTACCCTTATTGCTTTCAGATATTTTTTTAATATGTTCTTTACTTTTTGGTTTTCCTTTAAGTGATTGGCTTATTTTTTCTTTTGTTTTTTCTGAAAATATTTTTCCTTTAGTTGTATTGCTTATTTTATTTTTTGTTATATCTGACATAATTTGTTTTTTAACATCTGTTCTTTGATATAAGCAATTCAATCCGTCAGATATACAATTATAATATTCTTGCCAATATCTTTCTTTATTATTTAAAGAATAAATATCGCATTTTTCAATAATTTCAAAACTATGATTTTCAAAACCATATTTTAAAAATGAACGATAAAGTTTTGATTGTGATTTACAATTTAGTTTTTTATACTTATTTAGTCTTTTAAGTATATCAACACTTTGTCCTATGTATATTTTTTTACTTGGACTTGTTATTTTGTAAATTCCACATATTTTTTCGTTAAGTAGTTTCATTTGGTTTTATTCCTGAACCTAAAGAAATGACAGTTGTTGTTACTTCGCCTGAGTGTTCTTGTTGAATTTTATCGCCATATTTTTTAGGGTTTAATTTTGAAAGCACCCATTTACGAGCATCAATTCTAAGTCTTGACCTTTGTATAACATCGTTGTTTACAATTTCAATACCATTATCGTTTACAAATGTATCGTTGGTATTTTCATCGGCAATAGTAAGTATATCGTCAAATATTATGTCGGCTCTAACTTCAGTCGCGCGCGCGTATTGTTTCGCTTTATCTGTGTTACTTTCTAACCATTGATAAAAAGTTGATGTACTTGGCATATTCTCATCCTTAAGAATATTACGCAAAGCACGTCCTTTTTCAATCTCTAAACAAACGTAATTAAATATGTTATTTACTTCATCTGTAGTGTACGCCATTTGTTTTCATTTAACACGTTAAACCTACCTTATTGACTAAAGTAGGTAAACAGACTTTTTAAATTACGTCTGCCGTTTAATTATCTTTTGTTTCTAATAAATCGTAATATCTTTTTATCATAGCGTGTCCTTCCTCTGAATAATCAAAAAAGAACTCGTTTCCGCTTATGGTTAGTATTAATTCTGTTTTATCCTCACTAACGGAATAGGCATCTATTCTGTCTAATCTTACCCTATACAGTTCGTAGTATCCTTGTGGTACAATAGGGGCGTAATACGTTTCCTCGTCATCTGTTATCTCGGTGACCCATCTATTTAACGTAACTATCATAATAACAAATATACAAAAGTTTTATTTAGATTAATTATAAATTACAAAAAAAGTTTAAAAATGTTTTGCATGGTAATATTTTTATTATATCTTTGCTTCATCAAAATAACTAAAATTATGGAAAACAAATTATTCACAGTCGAAGTATGGTATAGATACTATACTAATGGCGAACAAGAGAAAGAGTTTCAACACTTCACAGTAGAAGCGGAAACAGAAAAAAAAGCTATTGAGTTAGCTTTGTCAAACTTCAAAAGTAATTCAGCAATCCCATTTAAAGCGACAATATTATGAATCACACTTTAGTACAACCGCAAATATTAGCTAAAATAAAAAAGCTAAACCGAGAAATACAAAGTTTAAGAGAGTTGAAAATAATATTCGGAGCGATAGACGGTTTAACTCCAAAGCAACAACTTAAACTAACAAACAAAGAGAATAAATTAACTAAACTATTAAATCAGTTATAATATGACAACAACAACGAAACCAAAAAGCGATTTAGAAATTTACCAAGCGTTAAGAATCGAAGCTTTAGAGCGTGAACTTTTAAAAGCAAAAGAATTGCTTACCGAAATCCAAATAGGTATTGAAACCTATGTTAACGAAATAGAAGTTAAAGAAGTAGAAATTTTAAAATAAATATTATGAAATACGAAATAGTAGAATTTAGTAACGGGATGTTTGGGGTTAGAAAGAGAAATTTTTTTCAAAATATTTTTAATATTGGCGGTAGATATTTAGACTTAAAAAGTTATAATATTTATTTTTGGGGCATTAATTCGGTATACTTTAAAGATAGTCAACATAAAGATTTATTAATAGTCAAAGAGAAATATAAAATGTATATAAATCCAGTTAAAAAGGTTATAGAATTATGAAAAACTCTGAAACAATAGCCGAGCAAAATTATCGCCTTAGACAATTAGCAATCAAAAGCGCTAAAGAAAGTAATCATAAATCATTTGTATACATCGCAAAAGGAGTGGCAAAAAAGGTCAATTTATAATCATTCTTAATATTATTTTTATTATCTTTGACAAACTAAATTTTAAATTATGAAAAACATTGCAACCGCTTTAGTCAAAGCACAATCAGAAATGAGCAACCCTAAAAAAGGTAATACAAATCCTTTTTTTAAATCAAAGTACGCTGATTTAAACGCAGTACGTGAAGCCGTTATTCCAATACTAAACGAAAACGGTATAACCGTTTTACAACCGCTTGTACACGTTGACGGTAAAAACTTTGTAAATACTATTTTACTACACGAAAGCGGTGAAATGATGGAAAGCTTTACCGAGATAGTTTACTCTAAAATTAACGATGCACAAGCGCAAGGAAGCGGGATAACTTACGCCCGTAGATATGGCTTACAAAGTTTTGTTTGCGTTGGTGCTGATGATGATGACGGCAATAAAGCAAGTACACCGCAACCACAAATCGATTTACTACGTTTAGAAACTCGATTAAATGCTTGTAAAAGTTTAGATGAGTTAGCTAACACTTATAAGTCATTCACACCAGCAGAGCAAAAAATTACAATATTATTAAAAGACAGACTAAAAACAGAATTAAAATAATGGGGGCAAATTCAGAATCATTTTTACAATTACGTGAGCAGGAAATAGCCACGTTATACGATGCTACTTTTACAAAGAAAGAAGCACAATCAGTAGGCGTAAATTTAGCCAAACAAATTATCGACGACGGTAATGTATCTAAGCACGAATGTTTAGCTAACTTAGTACGTTTAAACGAGGTTATAAGCAACGCAATTACCGAACTTAAAGAAAGTGTATCGGATGAAAAAGTAACTATCTTAGGCGTTGAGTTTACACCTATGAACGGGCGCACTATGTACAACTTCAAAGATGACGAACTTTGGCAAAGTTTAAGTAACAAACTAAAGCAAAGAGAAGAACTTTTAAAAGTAGCTTTAAAGTCAGACGAAATAATTTTCGATGCTGACGGTTGCGAAGTACCAAAGATTAGTACATCAAATAGTAAATCGAGTTTAACAATTAAATTTTAATATAATGAAATTAGAAATCAAAGGAACATTAACGGAATTTTTAACACCGCAAACGGGAGAAACAAAAGCGGGGGGAACTTGGACAAAGCAAAGTTTTTTAGTTAAGACAGATGCGGAATATAATAACCTTTATTGCTTTGAAGTATTCGGAGATGAGAAAGTACAAAACCTTACAAAGTATCAAAAAGTAGGCGATACGGTAACGGTAGATTTTAACGTAAATTGTAACGAGTATCAGGGTAAATATTATACTACGTTGTCAGCTTGGAAAATTAGCAAAGTTGAAGCAGAATTAAATTCTGAAAAGTTTATTCCGAATAGACAATCTATTGATACAATGATGGAAAATTCTGAACAAATTCAAGAAGAGGAAAACGATTTACCGTTCTAAAATGGAAATCACATTAATTAAAACACTATCGGGAGTCTATAAATTGGCTTTCGATAGTGATTTTGAAAAATCAAAACAAATACCGTTAAACGAGCCTTTTACGGTTACATACACAAAAAAAAGAAACGCAAAGTTTCATAGAAAGTTTTTCGCTTTAATTAACCTATGTTATCAAAACCAAACAATATTTAATAACTTAGAACACTTGCGCAAAGAGTTAATTATTTGCGCCGGTCATTACGAATTGATTTTCGATTTAGAGTCAGGAACTCAAAAAAAAGAAGCGTTAAGCATTTCATTTGCTAAAATGGATGAAACCGAATTTAACAAACTTTATAGCGATGTATTAAACGTTATTTGTGATAAGTTTCTATTTGACAAACAAGAAATTTTAGATAATGTAGCGCAATATTTTTAGTTAATTGTTTGGTATATTAAAAAAGATTTATTATATTTGTAATTGTCGAAGCATCACCGACGGGAAAATATTGTCAAATTTTGACAACCGAGAAACCCTTAAATGTAGTGATGCACGTTTAGGGGTTTTCTCATTTTATTAAATATGGATTATTTTAAATTACATCGTGACTTTTGGGATTTCTGTTTTGAAAATCCTGAAAAAATTAAACCAAATCATTGTGCGCTTTACTGTTTTATTGTTGAGCATTGCAATAGATTAGGTT